AATACCTTGACCTGGGAAAGAAACAACAGGATTAACATTGGATTTATACAATGTATCACGTTCAGTTCTATCAGGATTGTATGCCAAGCGAACAACACTCTTAATTTGTCCACGAGTATAACCTCCTGGAGACCACCATGGATCATTCGAGTAATCAGTACGAGCACATAAGCCAGCTACGTCAGCATTTAGTGGAACATAACGATACTTGTCGTTGTAACGATCATACTGGTATTTGTAACCAGAGTCCATAACACCGTAGCTATGAGCGATATTACATGCGTTGCGGTAAGCAATAATTGCTTCAGTTTGAGTTGATGTATTACCGATAATTGGTGCGCCATCAGTAATGCTTTGTGGCGAAACGAAGGCAACGCAGTCAGCACGAGTAGAAGCAATATTGCAAATTGTTTGCGCATTTGCAGCAGTTGCTTTACCAGCAATGATCAAGCTGATATCATAGAGATCAGCATTAGAGAACAATGCATATGCAGTTAGTTGGTTACCATCAGTCATTGTAAAGTCATCAACACCACCAACTAATTGATAACCAGTAGCGGCACCAGCAGTGGCATCAGTGTAAGTAACAGAACCAGTAGTGAACGAACCCCAGTTAGTAACTGGTGAAACAACTTGCGGGAAATCTAACCACCAGATATACTGAGAGTTAGTGTTAATTACATCTTTGTAGAAATTATTTGTTCCATCTGATTTCTTGGCATCGCCAGCTTTAGAAACAAAAGCAAATCTTTCAAGAACAGAACCAGGAATACCAGTCCAAAGACCAACAGAATCGATAACGATAATGTGCATTTCGTCTTTGCTAGAACCAGTTCCAGCAGCGTAAGATGAAGTTCCTGGAGCAGCATCAAACTGTGATTTGTATGCCCAAGTAGCGTAAGTAGCATTGTCAGCATAAGAAACTAACAAAGAGTTTCCTAATGCGCCAGCATATTTACCAGCAAATTCTCCATACAAACCTTGACCAGTTGAGAAGTTAGCAACATAATCTTCTGAATTCAAGATTTTAACACCAGCGATTGTAACTGCAGCAGTTGCAGCAGCGCCAGTTCCAGCACCACCTGAGAATGAAACTGTTGGAGCAACAGAGTAACCTGAACCAGCTGTAGAAACAGTAACACTAGCAATAGATGAAGTACCAACAGTTGGAGTACCAAGAGTAGCACCCGAACCACCAACACCAACTAGAGTAACAGTTGGAACTTTAGTGTATCCTGAACCACCAGTAACTGTAATAGATTGAATAACACCACCAGAAACAACAGCAACACCAGATGCGCCAGTACCAGTTGTATCACCAGTACCACGAGTAACAGTAACAGTTGCAGAAGTATACGCAGTACCACCACTAGCAACAGGGATAGCAGTAACTGCGCCACCAGAAAGTACTGCTGTTGCAACAGCTTGAATACCACCGATTTGATCAGGAGCAGCGATTACTACAGTAGGGGCAGCTGCAGTAGAAACATAACCACTACCAGCAGTACCAACGGTAATTGCTGAAACGCTGCCAGATTTTACCTGTACAGAATTTTTAAGGCTTGTTCCATCAACGCGAACTGTCAACAAATTATTTGTGTATGACAAAAAGTTTGCAGCGGAAAAGAAAGATTGGAAGTTGTAATCGTTAGGTTTGCCAAAACGCTGAACCAAAATATTCTCTGAAGAAATTGTGGTTGGTTGTAGGACTGGTCCCCAAGCAAAAGATCCTGCAAATGCACCAACAGAAGAACTAACTGCTGGCACGATTGAAGTAAAGTCTTTTTCTACGACTGCAACACCTGGACTAAGTTGAAAAGGCATTGTAATTCTCCTTGTTACATTTACATGTTATTTGTTTATGCCATCTGAAAGTTTAAGCATTCACTATATTATTTAGTGTTTTAAAAATTTAGAAGTTGTTCTTCTCTATTTTGTCCATCTGCTATAAACCCAAATGGGGTTAATTCATTTTCAATCGCTTTTATTCGGGATCTATAAATTAAATCCCTCAGATTGATATCATTTAAATCTTTAAAATATGGCTGAGTAGTTAACCAGCCGAACAAAACCAAAGTCATTACCAGATCGTCACAGTATCCATCATCTGCTGCGTAAGAACCTTTAGATTCAATAAAAGTTGTAATTTCTGAGATCGTATCGGCATCTGGAATCAATAATTTTTGTTCCTCAACCATAGTTTTCAGATTCATACAACCAATACGTTTTACCTTTCTATCAGTGACAACACCCATTTGGGCACGACCACCACCGAAACCACCAGAAATCGTTTGACCCTGAGTGTTTCTATTCACGAACAAAAGGTTATCATATTCTAATTCGTTGTGCAAAATATTAGCAACCTGCTCACTTATATTTATCTCAACCAAAATGTAGGCATTATTGTATTCTTTGGCTACTTTGTAGATAAAGTTTGGATACAACAGGGCAGATACATCATTTTTTCTAAACTTAGCAACCTGCCTGTAGGGTGCTGTTGTGATGTCAATTACAGAAAACGCTGAGTAATCACCCTCAACACCTGCAGAAACATCGGCAATTAATACGTAGGTGTGTGGTGGTGTAAATGTTGGCTTACCAAAGTTGTCAAATTTTCCTGTTTCTGTTTCATAGATTGGCTCTTCAAACACATCTAATCCATCTTTAGAATACATAGGATAAGTTGGTGACATCATTCCAATAACATCGGCATTAATCAAAGTCCTTGCCGAACCAAGGAACTTACACAGCACCTCTTGGTTAAACTTCAAGTCTCCAAGAATTGCTTTCTGTTGGTCAGCCCAATCTTTAGTTCTTCCAGGAATTTCCCAGTAAGGAATAAAACAGTTAACAAAACCATTGCGTCCATGTTCAGCATCGTTCCAGAATTTCCAGAAGTGATTATATCCAAGTGGAGTTGAACTTAAAAGAATTTTTGTAGTTTCACCAGCAGAAATAGTTGGGTAAACAGAAGTAAAAAACTGTTCAGCAACAGTGTTTGGAATAATCGCAGCTTCGTCAACATACAGCAAGTTAACAGACTTACCACGAATACCAGAAGCAGAAGTGGCAGCAGTAAATACCTTTGATCCATTTTCTAATTCTAGATCGCCTTTGTTCCAACCTTTAATGCCTTGTTGCATCCAAATTGGAAGACCTTCATACATAATTTGATAACGAGCCAAAACTTCACGAGCAGCAGTTGCTTTATTGGCAAGAATTGCCACAGTTTTTGCTTCTTGAAAAATAGTATACCAAAGAATATAAGCAGCCGAAGTAGTTGTTTTACCTTGCTGACGACCTTCCATCAAAATAACTTTTCTGTTATTGTGGATTATGTCTAATTTTTTCTTTTGACAATCATACAGTTTAAACAACTGTAGACCATGATCAAGTGTAACAATCTGACAGTAGGTTTCAATAAAGTAAATGTAATCTTCCTTACACTTAATGTATTCTTGAACCTGTTCTTGAGTCCAATTAACCTTTACCCCAATCGATTTTAAATTGGGATTAGCATTATAAAATTCAGCCATTAGAAAGTATCATTCCAAGATTCAGTAATTGTGCCAGTTGTAAAATTTCCATTGGCAGTATATTTTCTGTATGCGTTAGCACCAGCGTTGGTATTAATAAACACTGTATTAATTGGACCAGTATTAGTTACTGGACCATAGAAATTAGATTTAACAGTAAAGTTAAGTGTATAAGTAACGAATCTTCTCTCTTGAAAAGATCCATCATAGTTATCTTCAATATTTACAGTGTTTAACACAATAGGAATATCCATAACTACATCTAAATCTGGAACAGCATTAATGCTCAGTGTAAATTCTGGTGTAAAGAAAGGAAGTATTTGTTCAATAATTTGCAAACAGTCTTCTTGTGTTTTAGAAATAACATACAAAGAGATATCAAAATTATATGGAACAGGACTATATGATTGATTTACAGATTTCGGTGTAGTATCAGTGTTTATTGCAGTTACTTTACTCATACGATTTGTTTTTCTTGCTGCATCGTATGACATTCCAGTAATTTCAAAAGACATTCTTGGAAGAGTAATGTAAGTATGTTTTTCGAGTGCTGGATCTTGTTCAATACGAACCAACCACTTCTCCTTTGGAGCATAGGACAGTGGCACATTAACAGTTTGTGCAATCTGACCATCTGTTCCTTCTCGTTGTATTTTGATGCTACTGAATAGACTACCGAAAGCAACGATTACTTTACGAGTTAACCCATGGTAGAATGGAGGTATATTTAACATTACTGCACTTCTCCGAATGGATTATTTGTATTGAACACTATGTCTAGTGCTTCAGATTTAAACTTGGTATTATCACCATATGAACTTGGCACATCTGGATTAGTTTGAATTGTTACGTCTTCAGATTTTAATGTTTCAAACACATCAATCGCAGCTATACCAGTATCAATATGCTCAGAAGCATACTGGAAGAGTTCTACATTGAGACGATAGACATAAAGTTTACCAAGTTGATAAAATGGGTCTTGATGTTGAACAAATTTAATTTCGAACAATCCCTTTGTTAAAGGAAAGTATAGTAGGTCGCCTTCGCAAGGACGACTTGGTAATTGAACCTCATGAGATTTTGTACCAACAAGAGTATTCCAACGACTACGAGAAACTGTAAGAGTTGCAGATTGTTCCATCATCAACCCAAACTTTTCAATAAAAGCACCTTGTCCCTCAAACCCTTGATTAGTTTCAAGATACATTTCAATACTAAATGCTTCTTTAAATTGAGAGAGTCTATCTTCACCAAGGATTTCATCTTTACCTACAAGAGTTCTTGGAATGTAGTAGAAATCTTGTCCGTAGATCTTCATAGACTCTATGATGATATTCTCAATCAGAGTCTGTTCGCTTGAAGTTCCTTGGGTGAAGTAAGTATTGCGTGGCATTAATTACCCCATCATGAAGTCAAGTGGCGCTGACTTGTTTTGTATTTCGTCTTCCAACTGTTTGATCTCATCCATGGCTTCACGATAAAGCAAATTGCCATCTAGAGTTACACCACCTGGAAGTTGTAGACCACTAAACTTTTTAAGATTAGTTCCCCACTGTCTTTTAATTAGAGCAGTAGTATAACGCTTCAACCATGGTTCGTTCCATACCTTTTTAAATTCAACTGGGTCGAGTCCACGATATGCTTCAACGATGATATAATTACCAACATCAATTTTCTGTGGGTTTGTCCAATCTAAATCTAACTGGAGTTTGTTTTCTAAACGATTGAATCGGTAGATAGGTTTACCATTTAAAATCAAATCAAGAGTTGCCAAGTGTTGCATTACAGTTGTGTAGTAAATCAACGAAGTGCTTGCCAAATCGTATAGGTCGTTCAATCTAAGTTGATATTGCAAGTCGAAGATTGACTTAGAAGAAGATGTTCCTTGGAACAGTGGCATAACTCTTGTTATACCATAGACTGAATCATCGATAGGAATATATTTATTTTCTAGATCGCCTTTTGTGAACCAATCAGTGGCAGTGCTAATTGTTCCAGTTACTGTTGCGCCTGATACATTAGTCCCAGTAATAGTTTCTCCAGGAGTAAACATAACAGTTGGTCCAACAGGGCGACCAGTTACACTTGGCGCTAAATGTCCAACATATAAAATTGATTGGTCAGTGTTATATGGCGGCACGCTATTCTGAGAACCATATACTGTTGCCACTACACCAGAAGACTGTCCAATAATTTTAGAATTACCAGCAAAGGATAATCCGTTGTTGGATGTTATCTTCATTGTAGAAGCAGTAATTTGACGCTTGAGATACATCTTCTCAATACCATCATAGTGGTAAAGTCTAAAGATATCCAATGCTTCATCAACACGATCTTCAACTTGATCGTCGTCGACGTTTATCTCAAGAACAGGTGCGCCCAAGTTTCTAAGACAGTAGTCTTTAAAATCTTCTCTTGTTGTAGGGATTGCCATACAGATTCCTTATCTATGTATCACATCTATTTATACTGCAGTCTCAGCGGAGATTGTTAACACCTCAACCTCAGCAGTTACATACATTGGGTATATTAAAGCAGTTCCAGCTCCAACATAAATTGAAGCATGAGTTGTTGATTTAATTAAATCTTCATAAGAAATAGCATCAAACTTAAATGTAGCAGAAACTTCTAGTGCTTCAACGATTTCTGATATTAAACCTTCTGCGAAACGAAGAGCAGTCTCACTATCTGTTGTAGTTACAGCTTCGAATGTTTCAGAGTATACAGAAATGACACGAGTAGAACTCTCTTGTCCAGTTGCTTGTTCAACAGCAACTACGAATGTTATTTTCGCTGCGCTTACACCATCTTGAGCAGAAGAAGTTTCAGTGATATCTTGTGGAGTTATTGTTGCTCCAACTAATACTTCAAGTGGTGTTAAACTTTCAGTTCTAGACTGTGTTGTTTGTATATTAGAAGAAGAACTATCAAGTGTATTTACCAGTGCTTCTAATCTATCAACAATTCCAACAATTGTATTTGTAGAAGAATCGCTATTTGTAACTGTTAGTAATTCAAGCAGAGCAGCTGCGTAGAAAGCAGATCTTGTTGAACTTTCTGCTGCACTTCCAGTTTCAGTTATATTAACTGGGTATGTTGGTAGACCAGTTACTGA